TATCTTTCGATAATAACAACTCTCTATTTGGTATATCATATTTACCAACCCAAATTTGGTGTATAACTTTATTTATCATTTTTTAAATTATTTTTTACCATCTTGAAACTTTTGATATTTTTGTTATCTCAAATATAAGATCATCATTCCAAAGTATATTTTCATTCTCGTCATACGTTGGAGGCACTGTACGTGATTTTCTTGTATCAAAAATTTTAAATTTAACATTCAATTTTTTATTATAAATTAAATCTTTAAATTTTGAATATAATCATGAGACGTTCCTTTATCTGTTATAACACTTCTATTAGGATTTTCAGTGTTACCAGATAGATAAAGATAGCCATATTTTACTTTATATTCTTCCCAAAATTTAATAAATTCGTTCATATCATATTAATTAATTTTTAATTGAAAGTGATCCTGGAATACCAGAAAGTTGAAATTTAGAATCTTCTGTTCTAAATTTTATTAATTGACTACCTCTAAATGTTGGTATATATAGTGACCACTCAATTCTTTTAGCATAATCTCTCATAAATTGATTAACTGAATTTCTAACATCTGTATGATAATCATAATCATCTATTATAACATATTTAGTTTTTTCCATTGCCATTTTTAAATCATGTATTTTACAATTATAATCATGACAACCATCAATAGATATTAAATCAAAAAATTGTGGTAATTCTGATTGCTCTTGTGAATCTATATGTAATATCTCCCATTTACAATTACCTGTATAATATTTTTTTATATTATCTATTGCTACAGCATTATTACCATATGTTTCTAAATCCCAACCTAAGGCATATTCTAATGTGTCAGTTCCTATTAAAGTTGGTAGAAAACTAAAACCAAATCTAACACCGATTTCCATAAAACTTTTTGGTTTTATAGTTTTTGATATCGCATAATACCATTCAAAACAATTTTTACTCCACACATAATCATAAGAATCATATTTTGTAAAAAATTCTGAAGGTATTATATCATGAATAGAGTCTGGCTTATTTTTAAATAATTCTTCAATCATATCTTTATTTTTATTTTTATATATTTATCACTTTAGTTCCAATAAATTTGAGATAAATATTGTTTTAATTTATGGATATTAATTTTTTATAATATTCTCTAATATCATTATTTACATCTCTCTCCACACCCTTTATAAAATATACATTTTCAAATCCTAAGGAATTTGAAAATAAATTTAAATCTAAAGAACGATGATAATATAATAAGGAATCAGATATATTATGTGTTAAATTGCAAGATATAGTTGGAAATATGATTTCTTCTGGACAATTTATATATTTTAAATAATCTTCATCACTAAAATATTTATACCATCACACATTTGTTTTATACATTCTTCACATTCATGTACAGGGATAGAATATAATATGCTCATTTATAGCAATATAGATTTTTTTGCGGTTTTTTGTATATTTTGCCAATAATTCCAACTAGCAGTATTAGGTTTAATTTCTAAATTTTCATTATAAGGTAATTTATTCATATATAACGCTTTATAAAACAATCCACCTTTTTCAGTTGTAACTCCAGCATTATGAAAAATATTATGCTTATTCCAATCGGCTTCAGAAGAAGTGCCCCAACTAAATAAAAAATCATCATGACAAACTGTTTCTATACCTCGTTTCCAAGCATTCCATAGAAGTGACCACATATCAGAACACCATATTTGAACTTCGTGATAAGGTGCTCTTCTAGGTTTACCTTCTTTTACTTCCTCTTCAATTTTCTGTTTATCTTCTTCAATTTTCTTGTTGTTTAAATCTGTAATTTCTTTAAATAATCTTTCAGAGTCTTTTTCAAGATTATCCCAAAAACTATAATCTACATTCTTCATTAATGTTTGTGCACCTATACAATTAAGTTCATTATCTTTAACTAATTGTTTATCAATATCTACAATTCTGCACATTTCATTTAGAACATCTTCACCTTTACCTAATATATAATCATGTGAAATATACCAACGTACATCAGAACCATACCATTTTTCATCGTGCATAAATTGATCCCAGTTAATTGGTTTAGTGAAAGCTATATCATTATCATGATAAAAAATAACACTATTTTCTAATTCTGGATGAGCTGCCCAATGTTGTTTTAAAATGTTTGGTCTGATAGATGATATATAATGCCTAGTTTCTCTAGTGTCATCATAAAAGAAAAAACGAACATAATTATAATGATTGGCTAATTTAAGCCATTTTTCAGGTATAACATTATTTTGTTTCCAACAAACAATATCCATTTGATTTGGATTAATACCCATTTCTATAAAATTGTGAATCATAACTTCAATTTGCCATGTATAATAGTCAATCGCTGGCTGTGCGCATACAAATCTTAATTCTCTCATTTAACTTAATTTTTTTTATTTTATATATTTAAAATATTGAGTTGTTTATAAAAATTAAGATTAAATTTTTAATATATATTGTTATGAATATGGAAGAAAGAAAACAAGTTTTAGAAAAGGCGCTTATTAATTCTTTTGTAGATGAATATGCGTCATATAAAAATATTGTTAAAATAATAAATAAAGATCTCAAACGTTCTGAAATAAATTACAAATATACATATAATGAATTTTGTGTTGAGTTTTTAAATGAATCTTTAAAAAATATAGAAAAGATAGATATTTTTTCCAATGCTGATCATTTTAGCCAATTTCTTGTTAACTTTTACCAATTTAACCTATATATTCTTCAATCAATGTTTAAAAATAAAATAGAAGATTTAGGTTATGAAAATAAAGAAAATAATGAAATACCTGAAAGTTTATGAAAATAATGAAAATGAAATTAAAGATAAAAAATTATCTAAATTAATATCTAAATATTTTTTTAGTAATCTTGAAGAATTTGATAGAATTTTAATTGAAAAAGACGACCAAGACGACCAATATATGTTTAATATTTGTTTTGATGAAATATTTAAAGAAACTATTGAACAAGTTGAAAAATTTCATGAATTTTTTGATTATGAAAAAACTAGTTGGAGTTTTGCGACAGATAATTTTACTTATGACTCAGACCCAAAAATATTTACTTGGATTTATTTACATGACAATCTAATTGACAAATACTTAAATAAATTTGATATGTTGGAACAATCAAATAAATATAATTTATAGGCTATAAAAAATATTTAAACTTTTAACATCTTTTTTTCTATTATACATAAGAATATTTTAAGGCTGAAAATGTTTTAAAATGTTTTTAAAGGCTCAAAGGCTTCAAAAATTAATTAAAGGCAATGAAAGAATTCGAAAATGTCGATTTATTCGACAGTGTTGACGCGCAAAGTGAAACTTTAGGTTTCTTAGACAAAAAAACTGGTGCATTAGACGGTATCTATCGTCCAAAAATAACCGATAAAAAGAAAGGTTATGTTGCAACAATCAGATTTTTACCAAACTTTACCAAAGATGGAAAAGTAATGCAATCCGCAATTGAAAAACATCAACACTACGTTGATTTTAAAAACCACCCAGAACTTCAAGGCTATTACGACTGTATGAAAAATTTCACAGACAAATGTGATTTTTGTACAATGTATTGGAAATTGAGGAATTCTAAAAATGCTTCAGATGTAGAAAAAGCTGAATTAATTAGTCGAAATACAAAATATTACTCATATATTCTTGTATTAGAAGATGAACAAAACCGTGATCTCGAAGGTAAAATTTTAATTTATCCTTACGGATATAAAATTAAAGAAAAAATCAAAGATCAAAAAGATGGTATATCCGGAGATCCTTGCAATGTTTTCGATTTATCGAATGGCAAAGATTTTAAACTGGTTATCAAACAGTTAGGTGATTATCCTAATTATGATTCTTCTACTTTCTTGGAAGTTTCTCCAATTAAGATTCAAGGTAAGAAAGCTCCTGTTGAAGTTGATGAAAAAACAGGTAAGAATAAGATTACTAATCCCAAGGTAAAAGAAAAAATCAAAGATTTTTTATTATCTAGAACTGTTGATATTGAAGATCATCAAGCAAAGGAATGGACAGAAGAAGATAGATATAAAGTATCACAAATACTTGATATTCTTTCTGGTAATGATGTTAATTTTGAAAAAATGAGTGCAAAGGCTTCAAATGATACTACATCAAAAAGAGACATGGAAGAATCTACTTTTGGTGAAGATGATACTGATGATGCAAGTGATTTCTTTGAAATTGACAGTGATGATAATTAATGTGAATTAATCTGTGAAAAAAAAGGATGAAATCTTTTAAAGATTTCATCTTTTTTTATGTAAAGAAAAATCATTTTTCTTTACATATAAATCAATATATGATAAAAACTTTTACATATTATATTTAGACGCATCTATAGCAATCTTATATTCAGGATTTATTTCTTCGTTATATAATATATATGCTGGTTCTATAGAGTAATTATCAATATATTGATTATCACTATTTTGACACCAATCAAGAGCGTCTTCAAATTCTGCAAATATATAAGCATTCTTATATGGTGCAAGATCATAGTCTTCAATTTCATCATATTCTATTTCATCATAATATTGTAAAAGTAATGAATTTACAGTATTAAATAAATAGTTTCGAGCACCTTGTTCGTTATCAAAAATAGTTACATCATTTAAACTACCATCTTTTTTAGAATAAACCAACACTGTATAAACAATCTTATTTTGGTTATTTTCATTAAATTTGCTTATCTTCATTGATAATTTTTTATTACTATATATTAAATCTTTTTTTTAGTAAACCATTTATAACCAAAATATCCGACATTAACCATAATCCAAAGTCCAAGTAGTACTTCAGCATATAAAGCTTTTTCGACTCCAAATATTATGGAATAAGATGTAAAAAGAACTATAAAGTTTACTAAATTAAACCAGTTCTTAACAAGCCAATTTTTAATTTTTTCTAACATAATTAATTTATATTTTTTTTAAAATGTTTTTAAATTTTTCAATAAAAACATTTTTATTTGCAAAAGTTTCAAGTATATATTCTCGATTATAGGTTATAATATCGTTAAAATTATCTATATTTTTAGAATTCACTGATTCTAAATTAATAGTTTTTATTTCATTATCAGGTTTTAAAGGTGTCTCACCTATTATTAAACAATTACTAAGTGAAGCTTCAATATATTTTTGTGTTAAACAGAACCTACTACCATCTACAACTAAAGCTTTTGATGAAGTTACTATATTTTGATATTCATTATCCCAATATTCACCTATCTTATAAGATAACTTATTTTTATTACAATGCTTTTGAACTTTTTCGGAAATTTGGTCTCTATTTGCACCTAATCTTTTATGATTTTTCATATAAATAAAAGAAACATCAATTTTTTTATTTTTAGGCTTAAATCTTTTAGGATCAATATACCAAGGTAATAATTCTATTTTACCATTCCAAGATTTATTTAAATTTTCGTCTGGTAAATATCTGCTTAATAACATACAATCACCTTTGTATGTAATTTTATCTGATCTTGAAATAAATCCATCGTTATCTGCTTGATCAATTAATATCGGCTTTTTATTTATATCAAATAAAATTTTCCAAGGAATATTACACCATCTATGAAGAATACCTAAATATAAACAATCATAATCATTATCGTAAACTAAATCTAAAATATTTTTAGAATTGGTAAAAGTTACTTCGAAATTTTCTTTAAACAAGGTATACATATCCATTTGGGCAAGATCACGTGGATAGTTATATAAATCTAATATGAGTATTTTCATTTTGGATTCCAAATATATTCTGGTCTATAATCTATATTCCATTGTTTAAAAAAATCTTCTGGTTTATAAACTATTTTCTTTTTATATTCCTCTCTTTTTGTCATTATTGGATGAATATTATTTATATATATTTTTCTTCCATCTTCAACTGTAGGATTTGTACCTAAAAATGATATAAGTCTTTCGTAATCATCTAATAATAAAGTTGCAACCATCATTTTGTTATACATTAATATTTCTTGTTTTATATCACTTCTTCCTACTGGTTTAAATATATGACCAGTTTCAATTCTAGGTGCAGTTCTACATGTACCACCAAAGAGCCAGCTTTTTAAAGAAATATATGGCTCTAAGGTTCCCCATTTTTTATGTAAAGTCCAGCCATCAATATAATTATACCAACTTTTTTTAACACCATATGCTGCGCCTAAAATACATGGAATTTCAAAGCTATCAATGTCTCTATTTTTAAGGTGCGGAAGCCATTGCGCTTCTATAATTCCTCTAAAAGATTCTGATTGTCTAGGATTGTTCTTTCTATCGTGAAACATTAAAATAGTTGCACCGTTAACCACATTAACTAATCTTCTCTCATTTATGTCCATTTTTTCTGCTGTAAGTGCAACACAAGAAGTGCATGTAAATGATTTTGGATATTTTTCAATTTCTTCTACCATTTGACTTGCCCATTTATTTTTAATAAATCTTATGTCTGAACCCATTAAAAATAAATTTTCTGATTTTGCAGCTCTAACACCTGTATCAAAAGATGAACCAACCCCTGCATTTTTAGGATGACGTATAATTTTAACATCTTCAATGTTTTCTAATGGTTTTTTTGAACAATCGTCAACTATTATTATTTCGTATGGTTCGACGTCTATTGTTTCTTTTATGGAGTTTACTGTTGCTGTTATAAATTCTAAACCTTCTTGATGATATGGAATAATTATACTTAATTTCATATGAATTTATTATTTTTAAACTATTATTATATATAATATTATATATTATGTTTAATTTAAAAAATAAATTTTATATGAATGACTATAATGAAAAATGGACGAGAGAAAAATTTTTAGAATATAGAAGATTAAAAAGGAGTGGATATACGCATCAGATGCTTAAAGAATATTTTGGTGAAGATATTTACTATTCTGGATTGTATAATAAAAATGGTTCCTCTATTCCAAAATTCTATAATTTTATAAATGAAATAAAAATAAATCAAGAAGAAACATATTATGATTATTTACCAAAAATATCTAATTTTATAAAAAATAAAACAGATTATATTCTAACTTTTAATTCTAATAATATATCATATATTATATGTTTTATGTTTTTT